ACTATAATACCGCTTGCCAATAAAGGTGAATTGTATAACTCCGTAAAGTTATCATTCACTTTGACCATTGCGGCTCGTAGTGTATCACCTGTACCGTCGTTTGCTGTTGTTCCTACTTGTAATATCTGTCTAGCCATACTTTATATATTTAAGTTTCTTTTTACTATTTTAATAGTGTGATCTTGAGTTCCTGCAACTTCACCTCTTAATCTTACATTATCGCCGCTTATATCTGCGGAATATGTCGCCAAGTTTGTTGTTTGTGTCCCAACTTGTCCAAAAACACTTAGATATGCATTGGTACCATCATGAGTAACATTGACATCTGCAAATTCAAATTTGTCATCATCTGTTCTATGTATTTGTACCAAATATTTTACTGATCTCTGTTCTGTTTTGTCAAAACTGTCAAGTGTTGTTAAACTACTTGAACTTCCTGAGCCACGCAACATATTAATTCTATAAGCATTTGCAGTAAATGAACTTGTTCCGTCTGCCGCTTCTGCTCTTACTTCTGCTGTGGATCCTGTATTGCCTCCCGTATAGTTTATTAAATTACTACCAGTCGAAGAAACAATCGGATCGCTGTTTACAAAAGTATCACTGCCATTTGTTACTGCTTGTATTTCTGATATTTGACTATCAGTGGCTCCTACTTTTTTGGCAACCACAACATAATGAGCACCGTTGTAAGTGCCACTTGCGAAACTATCAAGAATTGTGTATGATGTTGCCGCTGGTCGCAACATATGAATTCTATATGCATTGACCGTTGTTGAGCCTCCACTTGTTGAAGATGCACTTATTGTTATAGTTGATGAACCGTTATGTGCGGCAGTCAAAAATATCTGTCCAGATTCTTTTGTGCTGACCTCAGGACCTTGTGCCACACTGGCATCTGTGCCATCTGTTACAACTGTAAATTCTGATATACTAGCCGCTCCTTCTGTGGCATTGTTTGCAACCATAACATAATGAGCGCCTGTGTGTTGTGTGTCATCAAATGTATCTATTGCTGTGGCTCCACTTGATATGGTTACTGCACCTATAGTGTTTGCGTCTGTGCCTGATGAATCACTTTCATTGTCAGCCAATCTAATTCTATAAAATTTAATTCTTATATCTCCACTTAATGGTGTCGCATCAATTGAAACAGTTGACCCGCTGAGAGTTGCTGTAAGAGTCAAAAGTCTGCTGTTTGAAAAATGTTCATTGGACACAGTTATAAATGCTTCACTGCCGTTGTGTACAACCAGTGCTTCAAGGTTACTGATGTTTCCATTGTCAGTGTCCTCAGCACTGATGTAATACTTGGCACCTCTATAACTTGCGTGTGCCCAACTGTCCATAGTTGTAGCGGATGTTGTGGGTGCTTTTATTTTTACTGCATAAGCCTGCACAGTTGATGATCCACTTGTTGAACTTGCTTTAACACTTACAGTTGTTCCTGAAATTGTCGCAGTAATTGCCAACATGTCATTTTCTTTAGTGCTTACATTTGGACCTTGTGACACAAACACATTTGATCCATCTGTTACCACTGCCGCTTCACATATAAAATTTTCATCGGAACCTTTTTGTCCTGTTATAATGTAATGGGCCGCGTCAACATCATCACTTGAAAAAGTATCAAAGGTTGTTGCCGAACTTGATACAATAGTATTACCTATCACTTTTCTTGAACTGTCGGAATTGGCTTCACTTGATTCTGAATCACCAAATGCTACAACTCTGTTGACTATGACTTTAGTGCTACCACCTGCTGTGGCCGATGCTCTCAATCTAAAAGAAGTGCCGGAGATATCTGCTGTCAAAGTAATTAAACTGTTATTGCCCGAGAAAAACTCGTTGTATGTGGTGATGTAGGCGTTTGTTCCGTCATGAGTCACCAATGCTTCAATGTTGCCAACTTCGCCTGTGGATTGATTGTTCACTGTGATAAAATATTTTGCTCCTACGTGTGCGCCATGAGAAATTGCATCAAGTGTTGTCACAGCACTGTCAATTATATCTGTGTGCATGATGTCATTAATCAAAACAAATTCACCAACGTAACCTGCTGAGTCACCGTCTCCGAGACCCTGCCTATAATAGGCCAATGTGTTTGATGGTGTAACACTAGATCCATCACTGTCAGTCATTCTTAATCTCACCAATGAAGAACTGTCACTGGCAGTCACAATGTCAGCATCAAAAGTTGCATGTTGATCTGCTGGATCTGAACGCACTACTTGTGATGACGTAATAAAAGCATCTGCTAAATTATGACAAATACTTAATTTTTTAAATTCAAAACTGTCATGTTCAATATCTTTAGTCACTGTAAAATACATGGCGGCGTCATAAGTGCCTGCTGTGAAAGTGGCCGCTGTTCTTGTTTCTGCAACACTACCCTGTGTTGTGCCTGTGGCGTTCATGGCGTCTAAGGCAGTTTCGTTGTTTCCTCCTAGAATTATACCTGCTTCTGTACCTATGTTACCCGAAGTGGCATCTGCTGTATTTTGTCCAAGTCCTAGTGCATAGTAGGTCATACTGTTACTAATCGTTGATGATCCATCACTGACTCCTGTGCCTCTTAATCTTACATTTGATCCATCAATGTCAACATCGTAACTCATCACATCATTGTGGACACCACTTTTAACTATACTTGAACTTGTAATAAAAGCGTTTTGGGTGCTTCCGTCTGTGGTTGTTCCATGCATGACTGATAATTTTTCCATGTTAAATTCACTATTGGTTTGATCTCTGTTTATCACGTGATACCAAACACTGTCAAAATCTGTTGTGGCAAAAGTGCTGGCTGTCTGTGTGCTACTGAAATCTGGATTGGCAGTGCCTCTAAAACTGTTTGTGTCAATTGTTGTTTGTGATATGTTGCTGACTGTGGTTGCTCCTATCACACTAACATTGTCTCCACTTGAACTGCTCTCTGAATCTGACAGCAGTACTCTATACATTCTTACTTTAGTGTTTGGAGTCAAGGCCGCTCCACTTAAAACAACATTGGATCCAGTGATACCTGCTGTCAAAGTTAACAAACTATTATTTCCTGAGAAATGTGAATTGTGAACGTTTATAAATGCATCTGATCCATTGTGTATCACAAGTGCTTCAAGGTTCTGCACTTCTCCATTATCTGTATTTTCAGCACTTACATAATATTTTGCACCTCTATAACTGGCATGGGCAAAAGTATCCAAACTCTCACTGGCACTGTCAACATCTGCATTAACAATTGTTGTAATGTTGCCAGATGTGGTGCTTGAATCATTGTCCCCAAGTCCAATTCTATAAAATCTTATTGCATTGTCGGCCGATGTACCTGTTCCAAGTAATTGGGTATTGGATCCACTGACTGAAGCATCAGCAGTAATATGTGTATTTGTGCTTGATCTTACTATGTTGGATTGTGATAAAAATGCACCTGTGGTACTGCCGTCATTGGTTGTTCCAGTCAACAGTGAATATTTTGCTACTGCAAATTGAGTGTTGGTTACGTCTTTGGTTACAACATGATACCAAGCACTATCGTATTTTGATGTGGCAAAAGAATCCATAGTAACTTGGCCGGTGGTTACAATCTCATGTCCTCCTAGTGCAGTATTGGCATTTAATTCTGTGAGTGATCTAAAACTAATATCTTGTGTGGTGTCAGCAAAAGTGGACACTCCAAGTATCAATGGTGACGTTGCAAAACTTAATGTTTTACTTCCGTCTGTCTGTAATATTTGTCCTGAACTTCCATCACTGCTGGGCAATGTAAAACCATTTACTAACACAGATCCACTACCACTGCCTGTAAAAATCAATTTGTCATTAGATTGTGACGCTTTAATCTCATTGTCAGTGATTGTAATTCCTGTTGTGCTTAATGTGGTTGCTTCTATTGTTGTAAAAGTTCCTGCCGCTGGTGTTGTTGCGCCTAAGGTTGTTCCGTCAACTGTTCCTGCATTGGCATCTACTTTGCTCATAACAACTGAACCTGTGCCTGAAGGTACTAAATTTATACTGTCGTTGGATCTTATTGCTGTAATTTCGTTGTCTTTTAATCTAAAACTTGAATCTATTGTGATGTCTGTGACATTGATTGCGCCACTTAAACTTGCATCTAAATTTATGTCGTCGTTGCTTCTTGTACCAATTATATTGTTGTCATTGATTGTTATCGCAGGCATAACCAAACTGCCTGTGCCACTAAAACTAAAAGTTAAGTCTGCGTTTGAAGGTGCAATCAAAGTTGAACCTGTTGCAGATAAATCACCCACTGTTGATATTGTTGCACCAGTTATTCCTGCCGCACTACCAAAATATGTGGTTGCGGTTACAGTTCCGTCAACATTGACATTTTCATTTATGTTTATTCCTGTGGAATCGTCTGATGATAAACTTGTGCCACTGACTTTGACATCCGCTAATTGTATTGATCCGTTTCCTGCCGCAGTCAAAACAAGATTGGCATTAGATGCCGTGGCAGTAATATTGTTTTCAATAAATGTGATCTGTGTGCTTTCTATTTCATTGTCAGTGTAAAGTTGGCTAAAATTGTGGTTTATTTTGCTACCCGCAGTCTGGATACTGTCACCAGTTCCGTCGTTTTCGGTCACACCTACATTTATGATTTGTTGCTGTGTCATATACGGGTATTTATTGGATTTTAAGTATATGTTTGAGGTGTCTATTAAACACTTATTTTGACAGTTGTGCCATCTCTGTACAATCTACCTGCCACTCCAGGGTCGGAGGTTGGAAGGTTAGTAAAATCTATCTGTGAGCCATCTGCCGCCAGGTTTCCTGTGACTGAAACACCACCTGCTGTTGTTTCAAACTTTTTGGTATTGTCGTGATAAAGTTCAACTGCCCCATCGGCAATACCCTTCACCATGATTTCTGTGCTAGTATCTTTAGAAAGTATTACATTGTTGTCACTCTGCAGGTAAAGGCTTCCGGTTCCATCTTCTCGTACTATTGAATGACTTCCATTGTGGAATATCCTCAAGTCTCCGGAAGTACCAAGTTTTATTTCGTCACTATCATCTAGTGTTAAATTTCCTATGACTTTTACTGTACCTGAACTTGCCGCTGTAAGTTCTAGATTGGCGTTTGATGCTGATGTTGTTATTGTGTTGTCTGTGATAGTAATGCCATCGTCTACATTTAAAGTGCCTGTGACTTTTGCTCCGCCTGTTGTTACTCTAAATTTTTCTGAAAGACTACTATCAGCAAACGTCTGGAAGATCAATTCGTTTGTTGTGCCGCTTGTTCCGTCCATTAAAATGTTGGCCGAATCAGTGCCTCCTGATGATTTGAAAGTTATTGCTGGCTGGTTGGCGTTGTCTGATCTCTTTAAAAATATTGTTGGGGTAGCGGCTGTTAGAAACAGACTACCTGTGATATCAATCAATCCAGTACTGGTGTCTAGAACTTTTGTACCGTCATGATGTATTTCAACCTCTGCGGCATCTATTATTACTTTACCAGTGCCACTGCCATCTATGTTCAGAGTGGCGTTTGAACCATTAGACACTATGGTGTTTGTGACCACCGATCCTGCTGAGAAACTTCCAAGCACTTCAACACCGCCCGTTCCGTTTCCTGACAGTGTAAGATCACCATTTGTGATCAATGAAGTGATGTTGTCACCGTTGATCTGTAGTTGATCAACTTCTACTATTCCTGTGCCGTTGGGTTGAATAATAACATTACCGTTTGTGGTTGTGTTTGTTAATTGTCCACCCAATCCAGCGCCTGCTAAATCATCGTAAACTTCAAGAAAGTTGTCATTGATTTTGCCCATTGCGGTTCTAAGAGTGTCTCCAGTGGCTGGATTTCCTAGGGTGCCGGTGTCTATGATTAATCTACTCATGTTTTATTAAATCTACTCGTATAATCCTTTACACTATTTATTAAATAATTTGTGGAGCAATTATGTTCGTAGAAACACTCAAAACACTCCGACTTTATGAACGCCAAAGCAAACTTGGCATTTACCATTCCTTTAAACGCAAAAGCACCATTTATGTTTTTAAATGTGACTGCTGTGGTGTGATATTCTTACGTGCCAGGGCAAAAGTTGATCCAGGAAGAGCAACAAACGATTACAAACATGTCTGTCCCAACTGCGACTGTAAAAAATTCGCTCAAAGCGTTGGCGTTAAAATGCGTAACATCTATAAACTAGATGCCAGTTCTACTATGTTTTTATAATTAAGGGTTTATACTAAATTTAAAAAAATCAGTAGGGTCTTTGGGATCAATAATAAATTTTTGTAGTTCGGCATAGTGGGCGCCATACATGTTGCCCCTACTATATTTTGCATAGTGGTTTAAAAGAGGATTACCTTTTAGATTTTCTTTTCTATTGATCAAATATATGTTGCTGTTGGGAAACTGTCTAGATATCTGCGCCAATTGATACATCCATTCGTACTTTAAATATGCCTTCATGTTCATTCTAGTTGGATAATTGTCAGTGTTTTTGTAGATATTGTTTTGTTTTCTTGCTTGTATTCCTCGTTCCTGTCTCCATTGATCTGCACCAAGTATGTCAAATGCTATACAAAAAATATGTTTAAAATTATTTTCTGCGGCATCAACTAATGCAGACATTCCAGAACCTCGTGCTTGTGAAAGATCCAAAGTTCTCCAAGTATTCCTTTTGGCATCACCGCCTTGCCACATCCTATATAATCTAAGTCCTTCGGGCATAGGGTAAGGTTTGTCACCCTCAACCAAATAGTTCCATTTGCTAATGTCTTCTGGCCCAACCAATTTGAATTTAAAATTACTTTTTTGATGTGCCGCTAAAACTTCTTCATACATTGGTTGATTTACTGCAAAAACTTTATCACAAAGATCAGGATAGTCTCTATAAATTGCATTGCAACCATATATAGTGGCTCCTATCTTTAATTTATTTAGGTCACCAAATATATTTCTGCTTTCACCGTTACCAATTATAAAACAGGAATCGTCAAGTATTGACATCTAGACTCCAAAACTTTCTCCACAACCACATCCTCCAGTGGCATTTGGATTGGATATTTCAAACTGTGATCCAAAAACTTCTTCTTTCCAATCGATTTGTGTGCCAGCCACGTAAAGCATACTTTGTGAGTCTACAACAAATTTGCCTGTGTTCCAATCTTCTACATGAGAATCTTCTTCAATTTGATCTTTAGTGTCTATGAATCCCCATTCGTATTTGAATCCTGCACAGCCTCCACCCTTAACAGCAAGACTGACAGCGTATTTGTCTGGATTTTTACTCAAGAGGTTTTCCATTTGTGTTTTTGCTGAATCTGTAATTTTAAACCATTGCATACTACTACTTATTTTTACCTGCGTACACTTGAATTTTATTAACCAAGTTACTTAGACCATTTTGTCTTTGTGGTGTTAGTATTTCTAAAATTCCTAATTTCTTCATGTCTTCAGTGGTCACTGCAAGAATATCTTTTTTTGATTGTCCGTCGAATATATCGGCAATTATAGCCGCCGTGCCTTTTGTAATAAATGCATCACTGTCCACAGTTAAAAATATTCTATCCTGCCTTATCTCTGGCACACACCAAAGTTTACTAGCACAACCATGTATTTGAAATTCTCGTATCTTATATTTTTCATTTATAGGTTTGGCTATACGTGCCTGCTCTATAATGTATTGAAATCTATCCATGCCTTCAAGCAGTTTAAGATTTGCTCCCCAATGTTCAATCTTTTCCGTAATCTGTGTCATATATTAAATTAACATTGGCAAACCAAAATTTTGTTGCTTCGTATCTGCGACTAAAACTCATGTATGCCTTGTTTTTACTACTGTCCCAATGTCTATCCCAATCTGGATGTGTAATATACCACCATCCCCATCTGCCTTGACAGTTTCTTTCGCACCAGTGTATGTAATCTTCTACAACTCCATCACTGTTGAGATAAATCGAATATTTGTATTTTTTATCATAGCCATTGTCTAGACTTTCTTTTTTGATATCAAGAGGTCTTGTCATGCTTATATTATAAATGATTTATTCTTTAAGAACAATGACTCCACAGGCCAATCTGTCACCTGCATTACCAGTTTTTTTGGATTCAGCGTCACCGCCTCGGCCAAGATCATCTCGATCTGCGTGTATTACCATACCTCGGCCAACAACTGATCTGTCCCCCATTAGGTCAACACGTTTTGCGACTATTGTGAAATCTGCAACACCCTGTTCACTTGCTGTAACGTTTCCAAGATCACCAACGTGCCCTTGTTCTAAATCACCGTGATCAACCCCATCTGGATTGTAATGTCCGCCCATTGATTTACAACCATCACTCATGTCACCAAATTCATGAATATGAAATCCATGTTCACCAGGCTCAAGTCCTTCAATTCTTCCTTTGATCATAGTAGGAGTGCCAGGCTTTTGCATCAATAATATGGTACCTTTGACTTTGTCGCTGTGTTGCAATTCAACATATGCTTTTACATCAGAGGCTTGTTCAGACAATGTCTTTACGCTTTCACAACTACAACTTTCTGCTTTTGTTCTTGGACAACTTTTATCTATGAATTCTCTATAATGCATATCAATATTTATTTGGTTAGGTACTGCCACTCAATAGGTTTTTCCTGTGTGATCTTTTGATTGTCATTTTGTAAGTTTTCTTTAAAAAGATCTTCAGTCCAATTGTGTTTGTATTTGGCTAATCTATAGTGCATTTTTTTACCCATCACAAAACCCTGTTCAAGTAAGTGTCTTAATTCATTGGTCATGTAAGGTGTATCTTTGAGTCTATTATATAACCTTCTATGAACTTCACAAATAGTTAGTTTATTTTTTATGTCTCCGCTGTATAGACCTGGTGCGTGTTTTGATTTACTAATTGGTTCCATTTTCAATATTTAGCCACTGGTTGTACAGTTGCTCAGCGGCCATGTTTTTACCTTTAGCCTCTGTTTGTATATCGAAATGTTCTCCGAAACTTAATGCCCAGTCATTAACTTTTTTGTTAGGCAATAAGTCAGAGTGTGCTCTAAGTTTTTGTTTTTTACAACCTCTTTCCAAAAGCATTTTGATGTCGTGCATTTCAGTGTGCATTTTGTCACCAAGTTCTGCTGGAGCCAAGTGTTCGTCTCTGGAATAGGAATAATGCAAAGTAGGTCTTACCCCACGCCATGAGTCAATTACTCTTTTGACTCTATCGTCTTTTGGATCAATGTATTCTTCTGCTCTTATCCAATGGTGATGTATGTCTAGCACTAGTGCAATTTTGTGTGCCACTTGTAATGTGTGTTCTAGTCCATGTCCCATCTCATCATTTTCTATTGTGATCAAATTCTGTGCTTCTTTTGATAGTCTAGGAAAAACTTTTAACAATCCTTCTGGTCCTAGTTTGCCTGAAATATGTACATTAATTTTGCAACCGTCATGCCAACCCTTACCATAACCCATCCAACGAGCCATGTCTACATGGTATTCAAATTCTTCTATACTTCTTTCAACAATGTCAGGAGTAATACTGCTGAGGCAACAAAACTGTCCAGGATGAAAACTGACTTTGACATCTAATCTTCTTGCAGTTTCACCAACAGGAGCAAATATTTTTGCACAGTGATCTTGTATTTCTTTTCTTTGCCACCAATCGATCCAATTTTTCTCTGTGTAGCCTTGCAACATTTCAGAACCAAGTCGAACCATTCTACGTTCTGGCGGCAGTGTTGCAACACGTTCAATCATTCTTTTGGCCGCGGCCGCATTGTGATTCATTATGTCCCATTGTCGTTGTTCAGCATCATTAGGATGTTCTCTGAGCCAACGCATTGTTGTTGATCTACCATTAAGTTCTCTGTCTTTGGCATTGACTTTCATACCGCCAAACTCAGATCTATCATTAAGCCATTTACAGCAAAAACCTATACGCATATTATTATTTTAACAGATTATTTCCAATTGTCAATTACAAATTGATCACCACAGTTAAATGGTTTTGGCTCTCCATGGAAAACTGCTATTTTGGTATTGTCTTCAATTTTCGGAGGATGTTCAAAAATATGTTTTGTACCTCTTCTTATTTTGGTATCTTTCCTGCCCATCATCTCCCATTTGTAACTTCTTATCCATTCGTCTGGCCAGTGATTGATATCTTTGGATGCTTTTTTCATTATCCAATCTTGATCTCCGTGCATTCTGCCAATTGCTTTGCTGGGATCTGCATTAAACTCTTCCCATAGATAATTCATAGTGCCGGTGTTCCAACGCATTATGCTTGAATTACTCTGTTTCCAATCCGACACTCTGCATCTATTGAAATCTCTTATTATCATAAATTTTCCAGGATTGTAACTAAAAAGTTCATCGATGTTTCTAAACACTATTACGTCTAGATCTAGATACAAAATTGTTCCTTGTATTCCTATATCCTTTTGAAACATACTTAATTTACTCCACCAACCTTTTATATGTCCACCTGGAGGAAAAGGAATTACATTTACATCAGGATCAAGTCCTTTTGGATCTTCTGTAAAACAATGAAATTGATAAGGAACCTTAGTATGTTTTGCTATCATATTTTTCAAAACATTTACGTATTGACTAATATATTT